GCTGGCGTATAGGTTGACAGGGACGTAAGCAGCTACAATACCCGGCCCTTCTTGGAAATTATCAGTTAAGACTTGAAAAGTTCTCGTGTAATACCGAATGCCTTTTTCGTCTATATTTCCTTCTCTATTTATTTCTCTGTATTCGTAAGCCAAGGTTCCTCTTTAGATTGCTTCTAGTCCTAAATCAATTCCGCTAATTGCCTTAACGACGTCGTTAAGCAATTTATTCGCTTTTTGTGCTTCCAGTAATTGCTGCTTGTTGATGTCTTTTGCTGGGTTAAGCATGTTGTTTGTTCGCCATCGTGCTTCAATGCTGATAGCTTCTTTACTCGCCTTCAATGCAGCAGCTACGGCAGTGTAGCTCGCTTGCTTTTGCTCGGGGATGTCTTGCATCGCCCCTTTCTTCGCCGAGGCGTCCTTGCCCTTGCCCCGTTTATCAAACCAGTTTCTTACGTCATCAGCCGAATTGCCGAAGCCCTTGATTGTGCCTTCTCCCCAAGCCTTCATTTGCTTTCCGGTATTCTTCACGGTTTTCTCGAAAAGTTCTGTCCCGGTAATCATGTCGTCTAACCAGTCCGGGCGTATGGCGTCTGGTAACTCTTTGGCAAGGCTGACGACTTCCTTGAAGGCTTCGACCACGTAGCCGAAACCTTCGACAATCAAACCCGCTACCCAAGCTACAGCCCCAGCCCCGGCTTTGATTGTGTCCCAGACGTAAGCCGCACCGATGGCTGTTGCCTTCCAAACTCCCGTAACGACTTCCTCAAATGTCAGCGTCACGTTCTGGAGTCCGAACAGTTCGCTCACCCAGCCTACTACAGCTCGAATTACTTCACCGATGGCCCCGAAGACTTCGGAAAGTATGTCAATGATGATGCCCCAGTGCGTACTTAATGCACGGAACACCTTATCGAAAACCGGCATCAGGAACTCGAAGGCTTGCGTCAGCTTGGTACCTACGAGCTCGATAACAGGGGCAGCCTTAATCAAGAACTGATTCGTTACCCCGGAGATAGCCCCTTTTACTCTGGTAATCGCATCGTTGGCAGCTTCAATCTTGGCAGCGTCGGCAGCGTTAAAAGCAATTCCCAGCTTCTTAGCCTCATCAACCATGCCCCGTAATCCAGCTTCTCCGCCCTCGAACAGCGTTCCCATTTTCACGCCGGTTTTGCCGAAGTTCTCGACGAGGATTCTGGCTCGTTCGCCCGGGTCGGTGATGCCCTCCAGACGTGCGGCCAGTGCGTACAAGGCTTCGTCCAGCGGCCCCGCTGCCTTCTGCCGAAACTTCACAAGACCGGCTTCTAGGGTTTCCATGCTTACGCCCGACAGACCGGCAGCGTGTTCCAGTGCGGATAGGCTCTCGGTCGGCATCCCGAGGTTGCGTGACAACTTGGCGATCTTGTCCATATTAGCGTTAAGTTCTCCAAACTTGGCGATCGCTCCACCTACTGCCCCCAGCAATCCTTGAACTGCAATCAACCCGGCCCCGAATGCTGCCCCAGCTTTGAAGTTCCCCAGCTTGCTCGATACTGCATTGGAAGTCTCCGTAGCCCAGCCCTTGACCTTGTTCCCAGCTTGATCTAAGCCAGAAACTAGCTTGGCAGAATTGGCACTTAAAACTAATGAGGCTGAACCTATCGTAGACATATAGCTATTTATGCTGTTCTTGTTCGTTTGTTGTGTTCTTTGGCCCAAATCTCGAATAGCTCGGCCCCTTGCTTATAGGGGAGCGGTTTATCTTTCTCGAATTGCGGGATAAGGTCTTTTGCTTTAACTTTAGCCCCCATGCTTTGAGCTACGGCACTACCCGAAATGGCTATTGCTGCTTCAATTCGTGTAAGGGGCAAGCCGTAGAGTTGTTCATAGGCAAGCCAATAGGCGTATTCATGGGAGAATGTCGTTAGCCTTAGCTCTTGTAGCGTTTTTCCAAGAGCTAGAGCTAGGCGTAGTTCAAATTGTAATTCAGGATCGGTAGCTAGTTTTTTTTAGCTTCGTCTATGCTGTCTGGAAGTAGACCGTTGACTATCAAGGCTTCTTTTGCAACGTGGGTTAGTACAGTGGCAGACTTGGAATTGAGTTTTTCAAAGTCTTCTTCTGAAAAAATACGGTTTCCTTGCTCGTCTACTGCCGTCAGGATCAAAAGCCAGCTATCCGCATCGGCTTCCTTCCCTTCTTTTTGCAATCTGTCCGCTATTTGCTTGAATCTTGCCCGATCTGTACCCGACATAGACCGAACGAATAGGGTTACGTTCCATTCGGGTACTTTGACTTCTCTTGTCTTTACGTCAATCGCATCAAATATCTTGGTCTTTAGCATTTAGCCTCTTTGTGATAAGTAAGGGGCTTCCTTGCCCGATGCAAAATCCGTTAGCTGGCGTCTCCTACGGTTATGGCCCCGTTAACCTTTACTTCCCCTTTGATTTTTACAACAGCTTCCGTTTCAAATGCCGTTTCGAGTTTCGTAAGGAACCCGCTAAATGTGAATGTCTGGGCTGTTCCCGCTCCTGCTCCGTCTTCGTCCGGGGAAGTGATTCGCCAATTAATGTTGTTACCCGTTGGCGGAATCTGGGAAGTTACTTTTAGCTTGCCTTTGATCCCGTGAAGAGTGCTGTAAGTCGCCTTGCTGTAGTTACACTCAAAGCTAAGCGTACCGTTATCGGTCAAGCCCGGCGTATATGTCCGGTCTGGTGTAGCTAAGTTTAAGTGACTTGTTTCTATGCTACTTGTTTCGAATGCGGGAAGTGTTATCATCGTGCACTCGTCTATCGTAGCGTAGCTGCCCGTACCCGGATCAAGTTCTAATTTCGCTGTAAATCCAATTATGGCCATTGAACCCCTTGTATTCTGTTAAGACTTAACAGGGGTATCTATGCCGATTGACTCAAAATTTGCTTAACTTGATCCTCGATACTCTGGCGTAGCGTTTCTAAGTATTGTTGCTTCGTGGCATGTAACGCTGGCTTCAAGTATGGCTGTGCGGGGCTATGCCTTGTTCCAGTTTCGAGTAACTTGGCGTAGAAGACTGGCCTTATCTGCTTTTTCTTTACATTTCGTTTGTACTTGCTGCTGGCCCCGACAATTGCAACCCATACGTTCTTAGCTCGATAATTCTTAACTTTGATCCGAATTGCTTTCTTTAAGCTGCCTGTTCTTTGTGGGGCTTTGCTGATTACTGCTGCTTTAACTCTGCTGGCAGCTTTGTTCAGAGCTATCCTTATGATCTTGTTGCGTAGTCCGGCCTTTAGCCTCTCTGTTTGCTTAATCGGGTCTAGTGTGAATTCAAACTTCGCTATCACTGGCCCCCTTATAGTTCCAATTCGTCGTATAGGTACGCTTCGCAAATAAGCTCGTTGCTTCCCTTGCGTATCGTCTCGATAATCCACGTTTCCCCGTAGTCGGCAGCGTATAACCGATCAAGGGGGCTTAGTGTCGGGTAGTTCCTAACGTAGATCGTCCCTTGTATTCCCGTCTGATCGGCCCCGAAGTCTTTTTGCTTCCTGCCCGTTGCGTAGTCGATTCTGCACCAAAGCGTATTACCCTCTGCGAAAGCCTCTTCCTCTTGTCCGTTCTGGGCATTCTTGCTTACGGAACGGATCAAACGGGTAGCCCGGTCGTAGTAGTCCCCAGCGTATGCCATTATGCCCCCATCCCGAACGGTCCCATTAGCCCCGTTTTGAATTGCTCGCAAACTGCCTTGAACCCCATCGGAACCGTCTTCAAGTCTTCGGGGCTATGGCTGTTTCTTTGTTCGTAGTAGTGTGCTGCCAGTAGCTTGATTCCCACTTTCACCATTTCGGGTACTTGCTCTGGTACCCATCCAGCTTCAAACTCTACGTAGGCTTTGGGGCTTTTCGTGGAACTGGTGACGGGGTAGGAATCAAGCCAAACCGAACCGGGGCAGGTTATCACGTCTGAATGAAAGTCTTCCAGTGTCGTTAGTACGTTGCTCGCATCCCAATACTTTACGCTGACTATGCTCCGGGCTTGGCTTCGCATTAGGTAGACTCTTGAATTGAAGTACGGTACATGCTGGCGTAGGGTTGTGGGCAATACAATTCGGCCCGTGTAGCTCTCGAAGACTTCCCTCGCTGCCTTGATGAATCCTGTAAGCAAGGCATCTTCGGAATCGTCGTTTAGCCGCAAATGGGCTTTGAGTTCGTTTAGCGTTACGGGTTCGCTCTCTGGTGGGGTTACTACTTCGATTGTGTACATACCCCTATCTATGCTTCAGAATAGAAAAACCCTCTGAGTAGTAACGCACTAAGCAGAGGGTTTGATATGAAAGCAAATGCCTAGTTATCTATGCTCTTGCTTTCCGAAATTGGAACAGATTACCCAGCAAACTAAAGTAGTAGCCTGCCCCGAAAATAGAAAACCCCTCTTCCCGGAGCTAGTGCTTATCACAAGCGATCTTTTTCGCTTATAGCACTACTGTTTGTATTATAGCGTCATAGCCACTTGAGACAATAATAAAATGAAAAAAATAGAAAACCCCTCTTCCCGGAGCTAGAGTGTAGAGTTTGGGAAGAGGGGCTAAACAAGTTACGCATAATAATTGGAGAAAAATACTATGGCAGTCTTATATAGTGTCCTGCCTTCATTTTTCTTTACGATTATGGCGTGTTGTATCCGGCCATCGCCTTGACGCAACCGGAATGCCCGATGTATCTGCCGTCTGTTCTCATTAGCAATACAAAGCCAATTTGCCCCGTAGCCATGTAAAGCTGATCCAAACGGGCTACGCTGAGACTTGGCCCAACGTCCCGAATAAGATACTTGCTCATATCACCGAAAAGCATAATCTTATCGGATTCATCAATGCCACTGGCCCAAGGTTCAAGCTGGTTGCTGACGTAGACCGGGTAGCCAAAAATGCGGTCTGGTTCGCCTGCTTGCACGCTTGGTTGCCAAATGTAGTTATTGTTATCGTCTTTAACCTTCCGTAGCTCGGCTAGTGTCGTATCGTGCATGAGGAAAGCCCCATTGCTCCGATATGCCTTGTCTACGCTATGAACTAGGTCAATAACTTTATCGAAGGTCAATGCGTTGCCGCTGGCGAGTTCAACCGAAGCGGAAGCGGAATTCAAACCTTCTGGCTGAGTAGTACCATTGCCCCCGATGAAGTGGGCTTCCTGTCCTCTGGCCATTCTTTCCGCCAACAAGTCAGCAAGAAGGGCTTCAATGTCGATTGCGGAGTCTTGAAGCAATTCGAGAGAGACAAGTACCGTTGGGGAAGCGTATTTCCATGCCTTCATCGTCACTTTGTCAAATGTCGGGTCTACGTTGGTGGCAATGGAACCGGCTTCGCCTACGATGCTGGCTACGTTGGAAATGTCGCTTACTCTGGGATAATCAAGATCGGCCCCGCTGTCAGTGGTCAAGACTTTGGCAACATTCCGAATTTCGCTGTAGTATTTGAGTTGTTTTTCGATTTCGTTGGCGAAAGCAACCGGGACGGTATGACCACCCGCTGTACTGGTTCCCTTGCTCAATGCCCGGATTTCAAGGTTAGCGGAGCGTAGGTTAATCCCGTAGTTCGCTGCCCGTAGTTCGTCGTCCGCATTGAATTTGCCCGTACCTGCCAATGCCCAGCTTCGGATAGCTGCTTTTCGGTCGGATGGGTTCAGGTCGGAATTACTGAATCGTGTAGACTTGGTTTTTCGGCCTTGGGATTCCCGTAGCTCGGCTTCCGCCTTTTCGAGTTTCTCTTTTCGCTCGGCATCGTCGGCTTGTTCCGCCAGCTTGTCCGCTTCGGAAAACATAGCGTCTACTTGTGCTTTTTCGTCTGCCGTCAATTCTCGTTCGTCGGCCCCGTCTATGATTACTCTGGCGTTAGCGATTAACTTTGCTCTCTGCTCTCTTAACTCACTCGATTTCATCTATCTCCTATAGGGTTATGAAACTGTATACAACGCTATGTAGTCTTCTGCCTTCATATTTTTTCCCTCAATAGCAGTTTGTAACGGTATCGGTCATTGCTTCGCATACCTAGCTTTGTGGTTTGATATGCTGGCAATACAACCGGCCCCAATTCGTAAAGGTCTAAATCTTTTAATTCTCTGGTATTGCTGGCCCAGCTTTC